TTGCAAGCCAGAAGGTATTAACGCTTTGGTTAGCGAAATGCTTGTGCTGGGTGTTAGTGTCTGGTGGGATGACGTTGCACAGAAGATCAGACTGCAAGTCGTCAGGCCGGTTGTTGTAATGGCCGAGAGTGCGCCCCATTTCCTGAGACTGCAATTCCGCCAGCCGCGATTGATATTCAGCCTCTAGCGCAATTTTGGCTTCGTTGTGCGCTTGCTGCCCTAGGATTTCTTGCGCGCGACGGTCGTTAAGGATTTGCAGGCTTGATTGATACCAAGCATCAATTGTTTCTTGCTCCTGTTGCAGGCTTTCGATTAGCTGTTGCAGGTTGCTTTGGTATTGGTCAGACCCACCACCACCACCGCCGCCACCACGTCCGGAATCCATCCATACAGACTGAATACGATCACGGGTTACGGATCGCGCATCCTCAATGCCTGCGCGGTTCTCTAGAATAGCCTCACGACGATCATCACCGACAGGTTGCTGTGTGATAGCCGCCTTGGCCTTAACTGCGCCCCAGAGCGTCCCAGCTAGTGTAGCAGCTTGGTCAATGGCAGCGCCAAGCCATCCCGTCTTAGGCGCCGTCTCTGCAAGCCTGCGAATGGCGTCTTCTGCATCAAGAGCAGCACCGGCAACTTCGCTTGTGGCAATCTTGGACTTTGATAGCAGATCGTTAACGACACGCATCGCTGCGGCTTGCTCGTCAAAGCTGTCAGCGGCTGCTGCGTCACGCATTGCGCGGTTTAGTTGCAAAACCTCATCAGTAGTAAGGCCAAGCTCTGCCTTTAGCGTTTGCATATTGCCAATGGCAGTAATAGACGCGCGTCCAGTCTCGCCACCAAGGCCGCTATATTCATTACGCAGATCAGCAATAGCCGTTTGCGCTTCCTTGGTTGCCTGCGCAATATCCCAACGGCGCTGCGCCTCGATCATAGCTAGGATTTCGCTATTGATCTCGCCATACTTCTCCTTGATGTCATCAAGGCCGCCTTGTGAATACACCTTAGAGATACGGTCAATTTCTTCAACGCTGGCCTGCAACGCATCAACGTTTTCACGCAGCGTCTTAGTATCTTCCGCAGCCCCAATAGCCGACATACCCCACTGCACAAGCGCAGCACCGCCAGCGATAATGCCAATCGTCAATAGCGACACAGGATTTAGCATTGATGTAAAAGCTGATACAAGCGCAGTCTTGATGCTGCCAATCTTGCCGCCCATCTGATCCCAAGTCTGGTTTAGCTGGGTGCCTTGCTGAATGGCCAAAATCAGCGGGTTTTGCCCGCTAGCCATCATAACGCCAATATCGTTCAGTTGGGCGAATACGTTGGCTGATTGCATGGAGGCGACATTCGATGCTTTGGCATATCCGCCAGCCGCAGTGCTAGTGGCCGAGTATTGCTGCGCCAAACGTTCCATCGCAGCATCTGCCTGCATGGCAGAGATAGCGCCTAACTCAAGCGCGCGTCTGATCTCATTCTGCGATTGCTCTAGCTGTTTGCTTGCGGCGTATAGCGGATTATACTTAGACCGTAGCGCGTCAATTTCAGCGCCATATTTCGCCGCGCTATCTGCAGCGCTAATGAACCTGCCTTTCTCATCGCGTAGCAGGTTTGCCGATGCGGCCTTTAGCGACTTATAACCGCGTTCAACCTTATCAGCAGATGCAGCCATTCGATCAAGGTCGCGGGCAGCGGTGCGCGCTTGGCTACTGTCAATCTCATACCCAAGCGACGCAATATTGATCATCGTCTTTTGCTCTGCCGTTCCAATTCATCAATGCGCTTCTTTTCGTTGCTTGCAAATTCCTCTGCCAAAGCTGAACGGAAAGAACTATCCATTTCGTGGATTATATCGCGCTGCCACTTGAAAAGCAAAATGCCTTCCCCATGCGCCAAATCATTGATCAGGCCCGGAGTGATTGGCGGCCCCGGAGGTTCCCTAACCTCAAGAAACCCACGAAGCCGCCAGAACCATTCAACTAGATAGAAATTGCTAGGACTGATCTTTAGATCAGGCGCTTTTTTCTTTCCGCCAGTTGCCCGATGCAGTCTGACAGCGCGAGTTAGCCCTTTGTGGTCTTTAGTGTGCCACTTCGCAAATACGGTAACGTATTCTACGCACTCACGCTTGACTTCGGAAAAAAATTTCGGACGTTCACCCCAGCATCATATAGTTGCCGAGTGATCCATTCAGCCTTTGGCGCAAACAGAACAGTCCGAATATTCTCTTTTGTGCACGGGGTATCAGCGCCAATCTCATTGAATGAGTTGTCGCCCCAATCCCAGCGTTTCACGGCATCAAGACAGCGGCGACGATTTACCTCAAACTCAATATCAACCAGATCATCTGCACTAACATCGGTTGAGCCTGAGGATATCTAATTGCGGGGCCTTCTGGCCCTGCTTTCATCCATTTAAGAGGGTAAGATGGACATTTCAAAAATCGTTTCAGACGATGTGCTGTTTCCTGTTGAACTAAAGCATCCGTTCACTAAGGAACCGCTAGGCATAACGTTCTGGATTGAGCCTTTCGCAGAAGATGACAAATTCTGAGGCGTGTTTTGCTGAACTATACGACTGGCTTAGCGATCAGTTTTATGCGGCGCTTGCCATGAACAACCCGCGCGCTGCCATGGAATACGCAGTAATGATAGCCGCACTTGAACAAGCTGGCCATGCCAATGTGGAAGTTAAGAAAGAGGTTATGCAATGACCGCGCAGGAACGGATCTTTGCGTGGGCTTGGGATGCAAGTCCAAATAGGGGCCAATGGGAATCATTCCAATCTATCGTCGGGGAGGGAACCGAATACATCCGCGCCGATCTGCACGACGCCGAGGTGGCGCGGTTGCGTGATGAGTTGGAAGAACTGCGCGATTACTTCCTTCGCCACGGGGATGCAGCATGACGGCGCCGGAACGGATTTGGTATAATGGTAATACTAGACACGCAAAAGAAATTCGATGGGAAGCACCAAAGTCAGACAGCCACCCGCAGGTTGAATACATCCGCGCCGATCTAGTGCCGCAATGGCAACCAAGCGACGGTCGCCCGTGCAGCATGGATGTGTTTGTGTCAAAGCTGTTTGAGACGTGTTATGATAGACAGGACAGATGCGACGCCATCAATGAATGGTTGCACGGGGATTGGGATGCGGCTTTCTGCTACCTGCAAGACGAAGATGCAGAAGCTCTGCGCGAAAGAGGTTATGCAGTGACCGCGCCTCACCCAACTGCGCGCCAATCAACCTGAACCTGATACCGCATCATGCCATGATCAACATAAGCGGCCCCGATAACTCTGGGCCGCTTAATCACTTGAACGCGGCAGTCATCATAGCCATGCAAGCTAGCCTTTGGCCAGTGATCAGCAACGCGACTAGCCAAGCCAATAGCTTGCGCCGCATCCCATACCATCGGCACCATTACAGCAATCATCAGCGATCCACGATATTCGTCTGGGTCATTGGCCCCTAGATACATAGTGCCAGCATCTAGACGCAAGTCAGACACAATCAAATATGGCGAAGTTGATCCTGGCTGTTGCGGAACATCAGGCGAGTAATACACAGGCACTGACGTAAACGTGTCCATGTGTGTCTTTAGTGCAACAAAGGCCTTGCCGTCTGGGTTTGTGATCTGTGTCATGTGCTGATTATACCGCAGTTGAATTCCGAAGCCTAGTAGCCGCAGCGCGCATGATAGATACATACTTGTTGCCCGCTGCGGTGATCCAAAATCTTCCTGCCTGATTATAGTATCTGCCCAAACTGTCATACCCGACAAACCCATACTCAAGGCGCCGCGCATATGGTGCGTTGTAAACCAGTGCCACGCGATCACCGAGTTTCAGTTGACCAATAACATTCAAGGCGCGCATGTCGTTATAGACGCTGCCATATTCAGCATTAGGCCCGGCTGGAATGTTGCCATTAATTCCAAGCGTCAGGCTTGAACGAAGGTATCCTGTGTCAATAGGCGTTGTGTCGCGCAGATAAATGAAAAAGTCCAGAACACCCATCTGGAACGCTTCTTCGCTGCGCTGGATGGTCTGCTTTGTCCATTGGTTCACAGCCTTTGAGAACCCGCGAGTAGTGCCAACTGATCCCGCTACCCGCGCCATGCTTTTAGCCCCTTTCTGTCTATGCTATATTTGCACATACAGAGACAATTCACAACCTCGCCAGCACCAGCGCCAATGCTAGTATCGTGTGGGTGCATCATTGCAGCGCCTGACGGCAGGATAAATGGCACTTGCAGCCCTCGAACCGTGGTGCCATTAAACGCTTGATGCCATGGCCTATCCTTGACGGCGCGGCCAGTGTGTCGCCACTCTCGAATAACAAACCGCTCAGGAATGCCGGTTTTCTCTAAGCCTTGCTTCCAAGCCTCATACTTCCCTTCCTCGATGGCCTTTTGTGTTTCAGTCCTTGCAATCGTCAAGCCACGCGACATAAGTGCATTACGCTCATAATTTGCAACCATCTTTGCAATCTGCGCCGAACTTATAGACTTTTGATCACGGATCGCAACCTCAAGGATTTTACGAAGCCGCTTGTCCTTAAGCAGCGACATATCTAGCGCGCCCCTGTAGTCGCCCGTTTCCAGCTTATTACGCAGGTTGATCAGCCACAGCGTCTGTGGCGTTGATAAGCCAATCATGCCGCCAGTGCGCGATCCTGTAGGCCCAACACGCCCAACAATATCACGAGCGATAGCATCGAATTTACGCCCAAACGCATATCCGTCGGCAATGATATTACGAACAGCGACAGCCATATCGTCGGTGATATTCGTGATCAGTCCTGTTCCGATATGCCTTGCAAATTCCTCAGCGCGCGGACTTGCCATGTTAAACCGCACAACAGCCCGCGTTCCGTCTGGATAAATCCAAGTCTGCCCATTCATCGTAAGGATGCCAGCATTACCATAGACATTCAGAATGGCAGCGCGCAGTTCTGAAAATGCAGCGTTGTCAATCTCGATAGATGCGACAGCCGCTTCAATATCACCGGCCTTCAGTGCATTGATAAGCGCAGTAACTTTTGCCCCATCACGAATATCCTTGATCGCTTTTTCAAAAGCCCGCCGAATGGCAGGCTCTTGAGTTGCTACTAGATCGTAGATATTTTTATCCATTAAACCCTAATCCGAACTTCACCTGTGCTTGTCTTGTAAAGCACCCCAACAGCGAGCCCGCCAGTCACTGCAGCGGCCTGCATGGCGGAGACCGTCTGGAAGGTCCATTGCACATAGGAGAGCGTGGCAGGGATGCTTTTGTGGTCATTTTACGTCTCCATTACGACCAAGTTCCATCGGCGCGAATGTCGACAACCACATCAAGCGTTGCGCTTGTGAACCGGGATAGTTTTGTTGACGGAGGGGCAGATACTGTTCCGGCGCCGCCATAGTTAGGCATCGCGAAGCCGCCGATGGCACGTGGCGATACGAACCACTGCGGGATAGCGGAGAACGTTTTTTCGACGTTACCGAGAGAAAGGGCGGCGGATGTCGTAAATCCG